AGATACTACCCATGCGCTTGTTGCTGTAGAAATTGCCAACATATGAGTTGAAAGAATAATCGGGGAACCCGTTCCCAACTCGGTTGCAACTGAACCAGAAGTAACAGCATCTACCCGAAGAGTGTACCCGCCCTGATCCCCGACGACAAAAACAGTGTCATCAGCGGTCAGATTCAGATCATCGTCCGAGTTGTTGAAGTATCCCGCAGTCATAACGGTTTGGCGTGTATCCGTATCCGACTTATAGGTGTAATAAGCGTTTCCGGGGTAACCAGTCCCGTGATTATATAAGTTGCTTGCTGAGTAAGCCATGAATTATCCCCCCTTATGAAGTTGGGATAGCAGCAGTGTCATCGAGATTACCTTCGATAACCCCACCGTCATCAATCATAACGGAATTCCCAGACATAGCGTGATTAACAAAGTGTGCTGCACGATCACCATGCCACGTAATATCTGCGCCTATGGAAGTCTCACCAGACATCGTACCCGCAAGATTTGCCGGGGTTTTACCTGCGGCATAACCAACTGCCGTCTTGTTCCAAAGGAAAACCTTGGACGTAGAAGTTGCTACACCCGGATTTCCAGAATGAACTGTCCACAGAACCTGCGCCCATCGTTTGTAGTTACCAACCGCAGCGCCGCCCTTGTAAGGCATTCCATCCGTTCCGACATAATCAGAAGATGCAAATTCCGAAATCGTTGACGCCATCGCCCATAAAGTGGGAGACATGACACCGTACATATTTCCGGGGTCATAAGCATCATTGGCGATTAGAGCTTTAATCATACCCAATAAACCGTTTCTTACTGCGGCAGATGTACCTACTGCAATTGTCACAGTCGATTGAGAGGTGGAATCCAGAGTCGTAAAAATCTGGGAATCAACTTTTCGACCTAACGCTTTAGCACCGCCACGGGCGATAGCCATACGTTCGTCGATATTTATTTTTGCCTCATCCAGTTTATCAACCCAGTCACCCGCATAGAAATCAGCTAGGGTCGTGGAGATAGCCGTATGAGTTTGGTTCATCGGGGTAATAGTACCGTGTCGCGCTTTGGTTGTAGCTACGCCAGTCCCGATTTTCTGGAACGTCGCCACAGACCCGACAACGTCTGATTTATACCGGACGGTTGGTTTCAATACGGAACCATCCCTCTGGAAGACGTCGTGGACATCACGCTCATATTGCGTGATAAACGCATTGTTAATAGTGGTAGACATTTAAAAAGCCTCCAAGTGGTTTAAAGTAAATGTTAACTGCAATTACATTTCCTCTGGAAGCCGTGTTGAATTCAGAAATCGGGAAGTCCTTTACGGAGGCCGTGTCTTCTTTCTAACGGGGCATCGGTAATGTTGTAAAACTTATCGGCGGGGCCATAAGGGAAGCCGCCTATGAGAAATATACAACTGCTTGTATATTTTGTCAATTCAATATAATTAAGAAGTTCTTGTATCCGCTCCTACAATAGGCCCGCTGCCGTGAATCTTTTCAAGGATGAGACGTTCTTTTTCATCCCATCGGCGGGCTTCAGCATTATTTCCTTTCGCATGGGCTTCGAGACGTTTATCACGATAGGAGTTGGCCTGTTCCAACAGTGTTTCTTTTTCGCCTTCCGTAGCCACACTGCCTAAAGCACCTTCTCCCATATCCCTGCCGAGCTTGGCAAACATACGAACCAGAATAGGGTGATCCAGAACAAACTTTCCGTCGGTGGTTTCTATAAAACGGGCGTCCTCGAAATCATCCCCGAGAAGCTGTTCACTTGCCCGCGCCGCGAAAATGAGATTCTTGTCATAATCTTCGGCCCATTCCTTCCGCATTGTTTCTTCGCTCTCCCGGGTGTAAGTCTGGTCCATTTCTGTTTTCTGGGCCATCATCTTTTCTATTTCACCGCGAAATTCGTTTATCAGAACATCAGCCGTTTCCTTCGGAATATTATTATCAATAAATAAATTAGCCCAGTGGTCCTCGGAATCCATCATGGCGTTCGTGCGTTCAACTCCTTCCGGCAATGGAAACTCATACCCGTCCACATCCTTCGGAACCCCCAACGCTTCACGATAAGCAGTAATATCTTCTTCAGCAGCATCTTTCCCCGGGGGGACAACCGCCTTGGACAGTTTCTGTCTTGACTCCAGATTCGCCTGTACCAGTGCATCCACACTGGTAAACCGTTCAGCGTGTTTCTGTAATTTCTCGTCTTCGATCAGATCACGCCAAGATTCGATTTCTACTGTTTCTTCTGTTTCAGTAGTTTCCGGGGTTTCTGTCGCTTCGGTTTCTTCAACCGCTTCTTCTGTCTCTACTGCTTCTTCGTCTGCCATAAATTATCGCCTCGATTTTTGTGTTTGTGGTGGAGGAGCGGGCGGTTCAACCATAACCAACTTATGAATCATTAAAGCCAGTTTCCGTTCCCCGGTTGATATTAATGTTGCATTCGGGTCAACCCCGTATTTGTTAAATTTTGTCGTATCATTTGCCATGTATCCCATACCCAGTATTTCATTGAACACCCGTCTCCCTAGATCGGAACCGAGAAATAGTTCACGGAAATCCTTGTACCGCTCTACGTCACTCTGGTATTGCGTGATCTTTTTAAACTGATCGAACAGTTCCTCGGGATCAGTCGCCTTGTTTACCTTTTTTCTTGGCACTTATTTTCTCTTTTTCTTATGATACTTCCTTGTGCGTTTTTTTATTTCCTCGTCTGACGGTTCCGAAGGCGTGAAGGGTCGTTTTCGTTTCTTTGGGTCAACGGTTACAAAGGAAAGAGAAGATGCCCTGCGTTCGCTCTCTGTTAAATGCTGTCTAGCTTTATCTGGTTTTTTAGCTATTTTCTTTTTGGGCATTTTTGGTTTTCTCCTTCCGTACTGGGTTATGAAAGCGTTATCTATTGAACTTGCCATTTACTTCTCTTTTATAAAAGCGTCTACTTCTGCCCACCATTTTGGATCTCCCGTAAGTCGGGTGACCCATTTAAAAAACTCCTGTAGCCGCCTTGTATTCTCTTCTTCTTCCGGCGTGATCACCGGGGGTTGTAGTCCCTGCCACTTCATACGGGCGCTTCTTCAGCAGTCTGCTGTTCTATATTGCCCCTCATATGTTCTCCTACTTTCTTCAATGCACCCGCGCCCTTGTCCGCGATATTGGCGCCCTTCTCCATCATCATCATTTGCTGCTGTTGCGCCATCATCTGCTGTTCAGCCTGTAACTTGGCCTGTACCTCTTCCCGTGTATTGACTATATCATGCGGAAGTGCCATTGCATCGGCCTTGAATCTGGCAAGCGCATCAACATTCACCATGTGTCTGGCTTCCGGTGCGACCTGTGCCATCTGCATCACTTCCATCGCCCATTGGGTCGCGGAAGCAGCTTCGACCTGTTTCTTGATCTTGTTGACCGGAAGATCGAATTCAAACTTGACATTCTGTCCCTGTAATGATTCCGGGATTTCATCAAATGCATCATTCCGCAACATGATCTTGAAAGACCGTTCCGCAATCGGGTGGTTGTAATCCGTTTCGAAGCGCCCGAATACGGGGCCGACTTCCCGGATAAATTCATCTTTCCGCTGAATAACTTCCGTTGCCGTCATCTGCGGGCCGCTTTGCGGGAGATTCAGTATGTTCTTGAAAAACGCCGCCGCTACCTGATTCCGTATATCTGTCTGCATATCCCGAGTGACCGGAAGATTGGCTCCGGAGATCAATGGAAAAAATGGATTGCCCCCAACTTGGGAGGCTGTTTCGACGTCATAGTAACTCATCCCTCCGGGGAAAGTATTGACTTCAGAAAACGCTCCGTCGTTGGGAGCCATGAGAGGTGGATCAGCAACACGCTGTCCGGCGACCAAGATCGTCTCTCCCATGGATTGCAGCGTATTGGAATCCGGTAATGCAATCATGCCGGGGGATCTTCCGTATTCTTCACCGGAAGAAGTATCCCACCGTGGAATGACAAAAGGAAATTCGTGGAATCCTTTTTCCCTGATAATATGTTTGGACTGAACTTCCATCCAGAGTTCTTCGTAAGGCAGATCCTTGGAAAAAATAGGATCAGGTTTCATTTCTCCTTTTCGTTTCTGTACAGAATACAGCAAATCAAGCTTGTCATCCTGTTTCTTGTTTAAAATTTTCTCCTTGGAGTCTTGTGACAGGTTCTCGAGTCCGAACATCATCTCGGCTTGCCAGAGATACATCTTCTTGGTCCGGTACATCCCGACAGGTTTTCCCTCATCACAGAACAGGGGAAATCCGTCTTTCAGATGGACCGATTGAAACAGGAGATGATCCTGATCCATGCCCATCCCCAGATACAGTATTCCCGTACCCAGTACCACAAGATCGAGGTCAACCTCTCCGGTTGCCTGTCGAAATCTGGCCCTCGGATCACGAATGGCTTCATTCAGGTTTTCAGTCGCCCTACCGAGCCAGTCCTGCACTTCTCCAAATTTCGCCAGATCCTCGTTTTCCGTGCGGATTATGGTCAGATCCTGACCTTCCGGTCGAATCATGGCGCCCACCGTGTTCGCCAGACTTCTGGCGCCCTGCATCGGTGTCCCGTCGTAGATATCCTCGACCCGCTGTTCCCCGTCTTGGGTCGTAGTCCTAAACCCCTGACGGCGCGGCAGTAATACCCGTGTCAGGTCATCCCAATGCTGTTCAAACTGGGAACGCCTGTTCTGGGCGGCTTTCTGCCTTTTTATATGTCCGAGAACCCGCTTCTCGTCGTTTCTTTCTTCCGGCATTTAATTACCCCAGTGTCTCGTCGCTTCCGGCGCCGGGACGGGCAATTACGCCAAGACCGCCTTTAGCACCTCTGGCTCCGGTTAATATAGCGCCTTTTCGACCTGCTCTCCGGGCTATCACTTCTTTAGCTTCCTGTTTATCCACGCGTTTTCCTTCCGGCTCGGGTGGAGGCGGAGGAGGCGGCGGAGGAGGAGGCGGAGGCGGAGGCGGAGGCGGCGGAGGACTTGGTGGGGAACCCCCACCGGGAAATAGAGACATAATAATTATCCTAGTTTAGTGTTGTCATCATCAGCGAAAGGCCGTAAAACACTTCCGCCAGTAACATTTTGTCCGGCTTGCGTCAACATGGAACCTCTTCGTCCACTCCGTTTGGCTTCACTGGCTTCCAGTTTTCTTTTAGCTTCTGCGATACCGGGGTCAGTTCTTTGTACAGGAGGCGGAGGCGGAGGCGGGGGCGGTGGGGGAGCCGGAGCGCTGCCCCCTCCAAATCCGGGAAAAATACTCATGGTTTCATTAACCTCTTATAAAGTTGATAAGGAGTTATCGCCCAACTGTTTAAACCTAATAATGCTTTCGTCAAGCCGACACAGTTTGCCACAAAAATATTACCACGGAAAAGATTAAAATTAAACTGTTTATTCACTTCCTGTTCCCTCTCTACCGTAACATATCCTTGGTCTTGATAGTAGCTTACTATGTCATAATCCTTGTGGGCCATGACATGGACTATCGGGACACCGACACTGTAATCTATTTCCACCCAGAATTCTCCTGTCTGTATTGCAATGACCGTGTGTTTGAACCCGTCTTTCAACATCCACTTCAACGGATGGTTTCCGTAACCACGGAAGCTGACTATTGTTTTCATTAGTTATCTCTATGCCTTTTTCTTGCCGGTTCCATTATACGTTTCTCGTACAACTTATCCACGTAATAGGGGTTAAACCCTTGGTCTATCCCCTCTTCTACTTGCTTTTTTAGTCTTATGTTTACAGACTTTTGGGCTGTATCATCTTTTCTTTTTTCTTCGGCATCACGAAGTTGTTTTTTAGTGGGCTTCTTTTGTTTTCCACGGGTACGTTTCTTTTGAATTTTATTCGTTTCTTTCTTCGCAGCCTTTTTCCCGATCTTATCCACCTTCTTCTTGAGCTTCGGGTCTTTTATTATTTTCTTTTTCAGCTTGTCCTTGGCGTATTTTTTCGCCAACATCATAGCCCCGACTCTAGTTAACATTGGGATAAGTGGTAACATTATTTATCCCCTGATCCGGCGGTCGGTCGTTTTACGATTCCTCCACCTTCATCTGATGTTTCTTGTTCTTTTTCCATGCTGACCTCTCTTTCTGGGTTGTGGTTTTCTATCTCTCGTTCTTCGTTCCGGCCTGTTTTCTTTCTGCATCCGTTTCAACTGGGCTTTCGTGATCAGGCCGCCCGCTAATATGGATGCCAGTATATTGGCCCATCCTTTCTTCTTCGGATCAAAACTTGCCCACGGGGCGCGGATTGCGGTGGGATCGATCATCGCGGTCGTTGATCCCGCCTCGTCTTTTATTCTGGCCCCGGTGAAACCCAATGCTTTTATCGCTTCTTGAAATACGTGTATCCTTTTTTCTGGACCTGTGCGAGTTTCTTCGAAATCCTGCCACCGGGGTAAAACCGTGGCAGCTTCATCTCGATACTGTTGTGCTGATCCACCGCGAACAGCAAACAACTGTTCCGTAGTCAATTTTTTATTCTTGTTCAGTATAACAGGTTCTTCTTCCCCTTCTTTAGTCATTTCCCACAAGTCTTCCGGCATAACGACATTGTCTTTATCCAAATGCGCGTATGCAAGTCTGACATTCTCCATCGCTATCTTCCGAGCCAGTCTAATAATCTCAACCTTGTATGAGCGCTCCTCGGGGATATCTTTTATTACGGGTAAATCCTTGTACGGAAAATCACTTGTTTTCTGCATCAGGTCTTCATATTCCTGCCGGGTAATCGTGTCGGGCAAGTCGAGGACGCCATGTACGTCCCGTCCCAAGACCGGGCTTCTGAAAACGGCTTGCTGTGCGACGACCCGTCCCTGTATAGATTTGAAGTTATATTCATAGTCTCTTACCGCGCTCTCCATAGACAGGAACTTATTATCTTTTTTAAACTTTTCCGGGTTGTTCTTATAGTCTGCATATTTTTTAGTGAACTCATCCCAAGACATTCCATGCATTGCTTCCCATTTATCAACATCTTCGATTGCCTCGGCATTCCACTTGGCGCGTTGTGACGCCCGGTTGGCGGGTTTCACACTATGCCCGGGTCCGAAATAAGTCGCCCCGGTTTGATGCCCCGGAGATTGCCATTGTCCGTCCTGAAAGACAACTCTCGGGTATCGCTGAAACGCACCGAGAGAACGTTCCGTTATGACAGGTTCTCCTGACTTGTTAAAAACTGGGACACGGTAGCGTTCTGGTTTTTTTCCGTGGGGATAGTTTTTAAGATCTTCTTCTCTTTCTTTTGAATACACTTCCGTTATATCTCGGTGTTCAATATTTTTTATCTCTACTGCGCTTATTGGTTTCCCCGACTTTAAAAGTTCAAGTAACAGTTCTTTTTTTCGTTTCGGGAGGCGTTTTATCGACTCTTTTTCCGGAAGTTCTTTCACATTATGATGCCCTTCTTGCCAAAGAGTACGAAGAGCTTTTCTAATATCCGTGTTCCGATCTGTTCCTGTTAATATTGCTTTTAACGTCGGGTTCGTAAATAATTCGGAATCTAAAGAACGACCAATAGGACCGGAAGCTTCTCCGTAGGGATCAGTCTCGCCCGAAACTTCTTCCTCTGTAACCGTTTGATATCGCCTAACAGGGAATGACGGGGCAAGATGAATCCCCTTATCCATCAGATCAAACCCCATGTCTTCCGCTCTTTGCTTACGCTCTATGTTTGATTGTTCCAGTCGTTTTCGTTGTCTCCCAAACCTTACTGCCTTATAAGCTTTCAGGATTTTTCCTACAGGAGACCACACTTCCAGTACGTCGCTGCCCAACCGCATCCGTTCTTCCAGATGATCCTTCACTTTTTTAAAGACAGAGTCTTTCGGCTTGTCCACTTCGTCAGTGACGTTGGTGAAGGGGTCGGGCGATACACCTTTTATGACAGCTTTTTTCAGTTGTCCGCCCCCGACTTCTGATTGGTCGAAGTTCATCGTGTTATATTCCGACAATAAAGTATCTAAAGGCATATCATCAAAAGCATTCTTATCACCGGGGTAGTTTGTTCCTGACCAGTAATCGTCCAGCTTTCCAATAATCTCCTTCCTTAACTTCATTTGTAAATTATCAAGACTCATACCCGGTTGGTCATCAGATTGAGAACCATATTCTTCGGGATTGAGTTCTTTTATTTTTTGCATTAGGTATATCTTGTCGTGCATATCACCTTCAATATTCTTCCCCGTAACGGGCTGGGCGGACGATACACCTTTATTTTTTAAAACTACTGACTTACGTTTCTGAAAATAAGCAAGTTCATCTTTTAAAGTCGCCAGATCCATTTTGTCCCACCCAGTTGTGTACTGTTGATCAGGGAGGGGAAAAATTTTTCCCTCGGGGTATATATATTTATCTTTAGATTCTAGAAGGAGTTTTATAAGCGAATTTTTCAAGGTAGATCTATATATACCTTGCAAAGTTTCAAGGGGGGCGTCAGCGCCCAATTCCTTACTGTAATGCAATTGAGACGCTTGCTCGGGGGTTAACCAACTCTTATCTAACTCTTGAACAATAAATTCTTTGTCCGTAATCGTTTCGTCTATTTGTCCACTTAATTTGGGGGGCCATACCATATCTTCTTCAGTAAATTCCAAATCTTCTTCTACCGGGGGTACGCCGACATCTCCCAATGGCTTGATATCTTGTTTAGTGAATTCTAGGTCTTCTTCTTTCTTGGGTTCAATCAGATCGGAGGTTTGCTTATGAAGCTGCCCGAGCGGGCTTTTCTTTGCGGTTTTAGTTACGGCGCCCGGAACTTGCCCCAACATGGGCATTCCGCGCTTGAACATATCTTGTGGGTTTCGGCCTCCCATTACGCCCAGACATCCATAATACTCCCCTTACCCACTTCGGGGATATAGGGTACTTTGGCAGATTCGGGAGTGCCTACCTGTACGGCCCCCACGTTTAACGGGACTGTATCCCCGTGCGTAGATTCGTTGAAACCGATATGCCTGTCCGCGAGTGAATAGTAGGGATAGTCTATCGGGGCGAATTCTGTTTTAGTGACTGGCTTGATTGCGAAATCCATTATCCTAGTTTATCGTCTGTTTTCTTACCGCCAGATTTTGGTTTGAGTAATGCAGCAATTCTACTGCCTAAATTCGCCCGGGATGCTTTAGGCCGTTTGGTAATACCGGAAGTCTGAACCCGAGAAGTAATACGGGAACGGTAATCTTTCCCCCGGTGTATGATTTTCTTGTCGGGGACATTTTTCAGTGGTTCTTTTCTTGTCTTTGCAATTCCAGTGACTGGGGGAGAAGAGGGTAAAGATTCTGCCGGAGTTCCGGTAAGATTTCTAGACCCACGTTGCCGCATTAGTTTGACAATATCTGGATGTGCTAAATTCGGTTTTATATCGTGAAAAATTCTAGTTTTACCCCCCACTGCTTTAGCTTTAGCGTCTTTTATCGCTTGGTCTTTTACCGCTCCAAATCCCGGAAATATACTCATCTTAACTTCTCCACTTATGAGGTCTGTATTTATGATTCTGTTCGCTTGGTCGTACTACTTTTTTCTTGAGTATGTTTTGCGATTGTTCTTTTTCCCTTCCGGTAATATAAGCCTTTAGAGTGGTTTTTGTCCATCCGTTTCTTTTCTCTTCGGGAGTCGGTTCGTACTGATCATCACTCATCGTCGTGGTACTCGAAAAGAAAGATCGGCATTCCGAGGCCGTTGTACGACCCTGCTATATTGTAACTGAAAAACTCCATGGCGTCTTCTTCATTCATACCATCACGCTTCATCAGCTTTTCAATAATTTTTTCCACGCTGTATATTAAGACACTGTCCCTGCCGAAACTGTTGCCCATGCCGATAATGGCATCATCATGCCCGACGACTTTTATTTTCGCCATGTTATTTTCTCCAGACGCGATGCGGATTGTAACGTGAATTGGAACGGGGTGGAGTTGCGTGGGTTCTGCCGCCGAACTTCTTGGCTTCAAGCAGCGCGTAAACACAGGAGTCTCCCTTGCCGGGGGAACGCCCGAGCCGTTTTTTCAGATCACCGAAACCGTCTTTGCATTCAGTTGACTTACCCTCAACCTGTACACCGCCATTGGTCAACTGCCATCGGGGGGCGCATAGGTCTGCTTTCAGTTCACGATCCGGCGGCAGGGCAATTCTTTCATCCCCTTCAGGATCAAGGGCTTCCCGCATCCGCCACCAGTTTTCACTCCGCTTGTTATAAAAACCAAGGGAGCCGG